CCTGTTACATAGTTATCTGATTGTATATTAGTGCCAAAGTTTACAGAAGCAATAGGCGCATTAAACGATACTGTAGCTGTAGAATCAGTTGGGCCTTTAGTAATCCTATAACGAGCAGACCAAAACAAAGCTGTTGTACTAGTTATATTTACAACAACAGGTTGTGTCTGCCAACCACTAGTAAGGTTTGTAAAAATGCCTGTGTCAAAGTTATAATCACTAGCTGATGGAGTCCCAGGTGAAGAAGCACTAGCAGTCGAATAATATACTAAACCACTTTCTAATTCAGCACCATCAGCACCCGCAGCACCGTTAGTGCCGTTTGATACAAGCAATTGAGGAGCTGTCCAATCAGCTGCAACTACGCTATCAGTAGCAGTATTTGCAGAAGCAACAGCAATGCAAAAATATAAATCATCAGTTCCTGATGGGTTTATTCCGCTCCAACCGTTACCTAAATCATTGTTGTCCCAAGTTCCTGAATTAAAAGTCCATGTTCTCGTAGTGTTAGGTTTATCAGTTGCTGCAAGCACTGAAGCACTTCGTTTATATGCATTTACTACAGCAGTATTAACGCCGTTAGCGCCATCTTGTGTAAAGATTTGTGCAGCAGACCAATCAGCTGCAACTACATTGTCAGTAGCACTTGTACTGCTAGCAATTGCAACACACACGCTTAGTATTGTATTACTTCCTTTAGTTGGAATTTCACCAAGAGTCCAACTGTTTCCACCATCTATATTACTCCATGCAGAAGTAGCAAAAGTATATGTGCGGGTTGTAATAGGTGCGTCAGTTGCTACAGCCGAACCCCATTTATAAGCATAAACTACTGCAGTGTTAACCGCAGGTGCTCCATCAGTTCCATCAGTCCGTTGTGCAAAGACAACAGGTGTTATTGGACTTCCAAAGTTTACACTTGCACTTAGTTCCAAAGGTGTGCCACTAGCTACGCCCGATACTCTATATATTTTATCACCATCAAGTGATAAAGAAGGTACGCTAACAGACCATCCGCTTGGAATACTAGCGCTATTTACTTCTTTTGTTGCAAAGTTATAGGTTATATTTGAAAGCCCTGTAGTTGAAACACTACTACCACTAGCAACAAGACTATATAATGCTATTTCTGCTACTGCTTCGCCTTGGATTTCAAAAGGTTTTGACCATGTAAAATTAGTAGTTGAAGGGTTTGAACTTGCTGGTTTAAATCCATTTACAGCCCATAGTGTTTCAGTACCCGTTGTATCAGAGGAAATATCTTCCCAGCCAGAAGGAATTCCCGGCGAAGGAGTAAGGGCGTTTCCGCTATTAGGCGCAGTAGCCTCGCGCCGAAATATAATATTAGTTGTGCCTCCAGTATCTCCATCAATTCTTCGGGCAAAGATAATAGGTGTTCCAAAGTTTACACTTTCATTAGTTTTTTCAGGTGAACCACTAACTACGCCCGATACTCGGTATAATACCTCTCCATTACTTAAAGAAGGAAAACTTGTAGACCAATCGCTTGGAATATTATCTATGCTTCCTGTACTAAAGTTATAGGTTACATTTGAAAGCCCTGTGGTTGAGTTGCTATTAACGCGATACAATACTACTTCAACTGTTGATGTTCCTTCAAGCTGAAAAGGTTCTGACCATGTAAAATTAGTAGTTGCAGGATTAGCGCTTGCTGCTTTAACCCCGCTAACTGCCCATAATGTGTCATTGCCCGTTGTATCAGAAGAAATATCCTCCCAACCATCAGGGATGCCTGTTGAAGGCGAAAGAGCGTTTCCACTATTAGGCACACCATCCTGACGCCGAAATATAATATTGGTAGTTGCACCAGTAAGACCAGTAGCACCAACTGCGCCGTTTTCTACCATTTTTACAGGTTGTGACCAAACAAGGCTATCATCAGTACCAGTAGATCCTACTACAGTTGCTATAGCAGTACAAATATAAACTGGATCGCTACCTGCAGGTATTCCCGCAGACCATACTACAGTATCTGGATCATCAACATTTCGAGTAGGAGGTGTTAACGTAGTTGTAGAAAAATCATATGATCCACCAGATGGTTGACCCGGAGTAGTTGCTAACCGAACAAATGCTTCACATACAAAAGAGCTATTACCATTAACTGCAAGAATAGTAGGAGTAGACCAACTAGTAGCTGGTATAATTTCACTTTCAACGTTAGCAGAAATATTAACTAATGTTATCCATAAATAATCTCCATTAGCAGTAGTTGAAGCACTACGCTCCCAATTAGAAGTTCCAATAGGAAAATTAACTCCTGTAAAGGTAGCTGATTTATAATTATAAGTAAGCTCTTGAGCAATAGAAGTCGGAGTAGCACCATCTGTTCTTGTATAAAGATAAAGAGTAGCTGCACTAATCCCATTTAAACTAATATTAGCTGGCGTAGATGCTGCATTGATACTTGGAGCAAGCAATCCTTTGTTAATAGCCTCAGTAACTTGATTCGCCCAAGAATCTTGTGGGCTATCCCCAGAAATTGGTGGACGAATAATACTCATTATCTAGTTCCTCCTTTAAGGATTTCATATTCTAATCCTGATAAACTCCAGCTATTAGTGCCTGTTTCAGAAAGCTTATAATTAATAAATCTTCCTGATTCTCTAATATCTATTTTATAATCGTCATTAACAACAAAAGTATTAGATACTCCTGTAGTTGGATTTGCATCCTGCCCCGGTATATTTGTGCCTAACACATTTACAGTAAGGGATGCACCTGAACCTTCTATTTTCATAGCAATAGAAGCAAGCGTTTCAGTATCAAACTCTGGACTCATAGCTAAACGTCTACGTTCTACGTATGACTCGTATGCAGCACCTGCTACATTAGTGTAACTTTTATCCCCATACATTATTTCTGTGCTATAACTAAAAATAGGAACTCGTTCGTTAGGATTATTTTGATAAGGCGCAATATCTCCTGATGTAATATTGTTTTGTAACCTTCGAATAGTCCAGTTCTCAAGTCGATAATTCCATATTAAACATTCGTTAACAGTAGTGCTAGTTCCTTTAGGGTAACATATCCATATTTCATCTTTAAATTGATAACGCAAAATAAATAATTTTTGTTCGTGTGCTTTATTAAGATTATTTATTAAATAGTTTCTTACTTTTAAAGCAGCTATTGATTTAATAGAGCCAGGATGACCTCCAAATATATACACATCTCCACTACCTACAACAATATGCTTACCATCGTATTCTTGAACTGCTTCTATTGTTTGTGCGCCATAGCTATCTGTTACTGTAGAAATAGAAAAGGGAACAACAGAACTTCCTGTTTGTTCTAGAGAATGAATAGAGTTATTAGTATAAATATACATACGACCTTGAAGCTCAGCCATATCTTGTACAGTTCCAGTTGAAGATAAAGTAAATTCTTCTGCTGTGCTTACTCCTGCTGAAAAAGGATTCCAGTTAGATGGCATAGATCCTGGCGCTGCAACATCAGATGTTCTAACAACTCCTGCAAGCCTACGAATAACTTTTGTATTTGTGCTGTTAAACTCTGTAAGATTACCTGCAATTAATAAGTTTTTGTAAGCGCGAATAACACCACATCTTACTTTTACAGTAGTTTTAGATTGTATTTTAATAACAACAGTATCTCCTTCTAAAACTGAGCCTACAGAAAGTGTTACTGTCGTTGTATTTGAGCTATTAGGTGGATTAGCGCAAGTAAATATAGTTTGATTTGGATTACCAGCTGCATCAGTTGAATCAGTACCTACTCCGAAAAATGTACCAAAGTTTCTAATTGTAGCTGTTTCGCCGTTAATAACAGTAACAGTTACATTTTTATCAACGAAAAGCCTATCGGCATCATCGGTGCTAGTGCCTACTGTTTCTACAAGTTGTCCTAAGTCAAACTCAAGTGTTGTATCAAGCGAGGTAGGGTTAAATACACTAGAAATAACTTCTTCGTTAGCATAATAAGAATCCCAGCCTGGAATATCATACATAGCTAGATTAGTTATATCTTGATTTCCATCAACATCTTGTACATATAATGGTTTTTCAACTCCATTATTAATAATAAAACTAAATCCACCGTTAAATAATGTATGTTGCCACACGCCGCCAGTAGGAATACTGTGTTTTAATACATGCCTAACAGGATTATCAGTACCATCCTCATTTTTATTTTTAATTGCAATTATTTTTTCAAATGAACCATTTTTAGTTACTACAATGTAATATCCTTCGCCTGGATCTAAATTTGGATTATCCCAAAATGCTACATATATAATAGAATCTGTGTTAGGTGTAGTATTATTTACATCGGTAGGTATTGCCTCTTCACCTTCCATTTTTCTTACAGCCCCATCTCTAAAACGAACATTTAAACAATCTGTAAACATGTTTTCCGCTAAAGAAACTGCAGGCATGTCAATTACTACGCCAGCCGAAGCTATATCATTAATCGGTATTATTTGACCTGCCATTTACTTCTCCTTGTTAAGCGCACTCTTTTTGGCCAGTAAGCGGGTCGATAAAGCAAGCCTCTGCCTTTCCCGTTTCTTCAACCATTGTCTGAGTTTCGCTAGGTATCTTCGTTTCTTCTTCCAGGGTTTCGTTAAGTATGCCGAACCTTTTACCACTAAGTCTGAACGTTGTACATCCTTTCGCGTTGCCTTTCCAGGCATCAACATAGACCTGTTTGAACTCATCATACGTTACATCGTCTCCTACATTGCAAGTTTTAGAACAAGCTGAATCAACGTAGTTTTGTGCTAGTAAGAGAACTTTAAGGTGATCTTGTACACTAATATCATTAGCGCCTCGACCCTCAACACCTTTAGAATAAGCATAATCCATAACGCGTTCAACTTTCGGGCCTTCAAATGTTTGTATTGTCCTGTCGTAGTAATGGCTAAACACAGGTTCAATACCGCTTGATACATTATCTGCACACAAGCTAATAGTTCCGGTTGGTGCGATACTAGTTAAATGGCTATTACGCATACCGTTTTCTTTAATTAAATCAATAACATCTGGACTTAGCGTATTAATAAAATGACTATCTAAGTATTGCTCAGTGTATAAAGGGAATGTTCCTTTCTCTTTTGCAAGGTTTGCTGATGTACGATAACACTCATCTCTTAGCGTTTTGAATACAGCTTCCATCCAAGCAAGAAACTTATCTGTCCCATAAAGGTATCCAAGCATTTCACCTGCATTAGCCAATCCTGTGACTCCAAGCCCCATACGTCTTTTATTTCGTGCTTCATCTTCTTGTTCCTTCAGCGGATAAATAGTACGATCTACGACATTATCCATTGCACGAACTACTTCTTTAATGTCTGCTGACATTTGAGCATAGTCAAAAGTATTATGGTCATGTTCATTTTCAATTACATACTTAGTTAAATTAAAAGAGCCTAATAAACAGGCTCCGAAAGGTGGAAGCGGTTGTTCACCACAAGGATTAGTAGCTGCAATATCTTCACAGTACCATAGGTTATTCATTTCAGCAATGCGATCAATAAACAAAACACCCGGCTCTGCCCAATCCCAAGTTGATTCCATAATCTCATCCCAGAGATTGTTAGCATCAATTGTATCGTATACTTTACCTTCAAACACTAAATCAAAACCTTCACCTGTTTCTAAACATTCCATAAACTTGTCGGTAATACCTACAGAAATATTAAAACCTGTTAGCTTATCATTGTTACGTTTAGCGCGAATAAAGTCATATACGTCAGGATGATCAATACGTAATACGCCCATTTGCGCTCCACGCCTGTGACCAGAACTAGCAATAGTTTGGCAGATAGCGTCATAGATACCCATGAACGATACTGGCCCACTTGATTGGGACTCAAGAGAAACAATCATATCTCCACGAGGACGAATATGGCTAAAGTCATAACCAATACCACCACCACGGCGCATAGTCTCTGCTGCCTGTGTAGCACGGAGCATAATGCTATCCATCGAGTCTTCAATTGTACCACTAACAAAGCAATTATAAGCGGTAGTAATCCGAGGGCTACCCATAGCATTTTGTACTCGCCCTGCTGGTAGAAACCTTAGATTACCTAAAATATCTTCTAATGCATACTGATGCGTGTCGTTATCACAGAGTGCCTTTGCAATGCGTTTAATCTTTCCATCAAATGTTTCATCTTGTAGTCTATATTTCATACGATCGATTTCTTCAGAAATAGGCATCGATGGACCTTTGTACTCTGTGTTTCTCATTTTAATAAACCTCTATAGTATAATGACGATTTTCCCCTTATAGGGTGTTTTTTATACTACGCATACGGCTTACTAAACGGTCTGCTCTATTAGTTACTTGTTGATACCAACGACTATCAACCATTTCAACTGCAGCGCGATGCCAATCACCAATATCTACAGCAGCCTTCATACCTTTAAACTTACTTAGCCTAGGATAACCCATATTAAACATCATATTAGCAATAATTAATTGGACTTCTTCGGGCAAAAACTCAAAGTTTGAATATAATTTTTTGCAATCTTCGAGCACAATTCGGGTGTCGCTAGCGAAACACTCATTAACTCGATTTTCTGAGACAGGCGTTCCAGGTGCCTGTCCATACTCAGGATCGCTATCGAGAATAAGATGACCAATACCAAAAGTAGGGAGGCCAAGGTGATCCAAGTAGATTTCATACTTACATCCTTCATCGATTTTAAGTTCCTCTCTAAGCTGCTCTATATTCATGTTGTCCTCACTGTAGCTGCTTTAGTATTCTTAACATACTGTTTCTTTTTCTTAATGCCTTCACGTTTCTTTTTAGTTGTTGCAGCATATTCTTTAGCAGTGAGACTAGCAAGTTTAGCTTTAGGCAAGTATCTTTCACCTGTAGCTTTATTACCTACAATAGAATTCTTACCGCTTCTAGTACCCCAGTCTGCTTCAGTCCATTTAATCATTGAAATAGCTTCTTTAGAAAGTGGTCCTTTTTTAACACCCGGTCTTGTTTTAGGAGGACTCATGTTGTATAACCTCCACCTTTAGCTTTATATTCTTTAGCAACAGCTTGCATAAGCCTTGCACTTACTTGTCCGGGTTTACCGTACTTACCGCTTGCTTTTAATCTTTCAAAAATTGCTTTACGTAACTTTGGATTAGTATAATTACCTGCACTATTAACAGTGCTTTTCTTTTTCTTTGCTAGTGGACCTGGTCTTTTCCTCATTTAGCTTTCCCCTTAACTTTTTCAAATGTCCTAAGTCCACCAAGACCAAGCATACCCATGAGTACAGTCATCAGTGTTTCCATTTCAAATTCAGGCAAAGTAGGAATTTCTACAGCAAACCAACTAACAAAGAATAGGGTTATAGGTAATCCTACGAAGTGCCAAAATAATGCAATGCCGCAAGTCCACCCAATAAAGGGTCTCCAACCAGCTACAAACATATTACGGCTAGCAGCCTCTGCTTTATTTATTTCTAGCTGTCCTTTAGCTAATTCTTGAGCGTGTCGTTCACCCATAGTAGCTAGCTCATGAGCAATCCTAGCCTTTTCATCTGCATCAGGAATAAACTTATCTAACAGTCCTGTTACTGGTCCTATTAAAGCTTGTATCATTTATAACTCCTGCCCTTTTAATTTAACACAACGAAACATTTTAGGTTTTAAATCGTACCCTTGCATTTCCATAATGTTGTTACCCATTTCGTAAGCTCTTGAAGAACACTGATCGTATGTCTTATAAGGACCACGTGTATCGTGAAACTCCCAACAATCTGTAGGTACAGACAAGCTGCAAGCTAATACTAAGACTTTAAACATAATAGTTTCCTCATATAATATTAACTACTACTACAATTACAATAACTATTGCAACTATAATAGAGATTACTAATAAGATAGTTTGAAATAATTCTTCTATCTCTTTAGCTTTTTGTATTTGTATTCTCTTAGCTTCCATAGCTTTAGCTTTTTCTTCTTGTATTCTTTTAGCACGTTCATTTACAATAGATTTCCAGGTACCATGACCAAATCGCATATCTACTAGTGAAGCTACTTCTTGTAATTTTTCAGCTGCTAGTCGAGCATCAATAACTTCAGCGGCAACTCCTTTAATGCCTCCAAAGCTATCAACACCCGACTTTTGATTTCTTTTTTGTTGTACTTGTTTTTCGCCCTCAAACAATTTATCTATATGCCCAGCTATTTCGCTAATGTCATTACAAGTACCAATCATACTTTTAATGCCATCTACTGCGCCTTTAACAAGAGCTATACCTGCCATTGTTTCTGCGATCATTTTACACTCCTGGAATTACTCCATTAGAGTTTCATCAACAGTGATGAGGCAAGACCAATTATTACTATAGTTGATCCCATTATCATTGCTTCTAATCTCCACAATCTTTTGTCGAGATTAGTTAGTTTGTCTTCTACAGATTGATACCGGATAGCACATTCTTTTTCGTGTGCTTCTAGTTCTAGTGCCACACGAAGTTCAGGGGTTACAGACTGCTCTAGTTTCATTTATTTACTCCGGCTTAGTCGGCCAAGTTACGCTTGCAGGAAATCCAGCTTGCGCTGGTATGTCACGCAGAGCTTGGCGATAAACAATCCAAGCATTAGACATAGTAACATCACTCAAAGCCATCCAGTCTGTTTCAGCAAGTAACCTGTCACGTTGATTGCGTATATCCAATGCAACGCTATTGCTTTCCTCAACAGCCCAAATAGATTCTCTAGCATTTCGCGCAGTAATTTCAGCTTCAGTTAACTCTGTTAAAACTCCATTCACACTTTTATAATTAGCCATTATTCAGATATCCCATACAATGAAATCGTTCCGTTATTAAAACTAGCTGTTAACTCAATACAATTACTTCCTTGTTGCCCCCAATATCCGCCGGTTTTGGTAGTGGTATTATTGTTACTACTTCCAGCAGTTATTCCATAAAACGTATAAACACCTCTGCGATAGTTTAGAGTAGAAACACGAGCTAAGTCATATATGTAAAGATTTCCAAAAACACCATATTTATAGGCCGAAGTGTTTATAGAAAACTCTGGCCCGCTAGTGCTACTCCCATCGTTTTTGTAATTATTACCACTGTCATATGTACCGTCAATTCCATAGCGCATTGTAAGATTGCTATAATTGGTACTTGCGTTTAACAGCATAAGATAATGGTCATAAGTATCAAGTCCAGTAAACTCTATAGAACTTACTGCTGAACTAATTGTGGTTGTACTAATTAAATTAAATGCACCACCACCAGCCGCCGCACCATCTAGCGTGATGCTGCCACTAGTAGCACTAATGTCGTTGGTTTGATGGTTAATCGTTAAAGCCATTATCTACTCCTAAACGGCTGTAGAACCAGCCATATCATCCTGCGCCATAACCCAGCTATAACACTTGTCTAAAAAAGCATCGCCGCTACTAGCATTAATGTCGTCTAGGTTTGCGTGATAACGTTTAAAGTCTACCTCACGAGTGTCATCTGTGGGCGAATTACTAGCGTAACCTGACAGATCAATCATTACCTCAAACTTCGGGTCTGTTCCACGTTGGCGAGAGATTGCTGCCGTTACAATACGGTAGTATGCGTTATTAAATGCAATGCCGTACTGACTTGCACTTTCTGCAATATTGTTTTGAATTGCCATTTTATTTTGCTCCTTTTAAGCGTAAATAGTTTCGACTGTGCGGATGTTCGCCACCCAGCGAATGTTGTGTGATGCTTCACCAGTGACTGTTATTGCTAGTCTGTTGTTTGTATTGTCTGCTGTTAGTGCAAGACCCCAATTAGGTGTGTTATGAATTGTGGTTATTGCGCTGTTAACAAGAGTTGTTGTACCAGCATCATTAACAATCATTCCTTCGATTTTCCAACCAGCATAAGAGTTAACACCAGACTCTAGACCAGTAATGAGGCCATCAAAAACAACTGCCCCATTAGTAGGAACTTTAATTCTTGCTGAAGATTCAGCAAGTTCTGTTGCAGTTGCATCGGTTGTTTGTACACGCAGAATATACATTCTGCCTTGTGCATCACCTAGTGCCGACCCAAAATAACCACTCCCTGCAAAAGCAATACCGCCTTTAACATCTGAATAAGCTGGGTAGCCAATAGCCACAGCAGCTTCCGCTGTAGCTTGTGCGCTACGACCCATTGCAATTGCATTTGTACCTGACGCAGTACAACCACGACCAATTGAAGTTGAACCAATTCCAGACGCTGTTGGGCCATCTCCGATTGCTACGGCTCCGCCACCTGACGCAGTTGCACTGCCACTATATGTGTTTGAAGAAATTGCTACAGATTTTGCGCCAGTGGCCTTTGCTTGATACCCTATAGCAACGCTACTAGCACCAGTCGCACCGTAGGTTGTGGTATTGTTAGTTATTACTGCCGCAAAACTATCTTCACCATTTGCTCTAGAATTACCTAATGAAACCGCTCTTCTTGTTCCTGCTTGTGCATTATGTCCGAGAGCTAATGCTCCGTCATTTGCAGCGTAAGCACTAGAACCGAAGGCTTGAGCATTAGATCCAAATGCGTGAGCATTGTATCCTACAGCAGTAGAATACGCATTGTTTACATCTGTACTAGTTCCAATAGCAAGGCTATTTTGTACATTAGCTCTTACTCTTGCTTGATAACCTATTGCAATAGGATTAGTAGTTCCGCTTAAAGCACCGTATGAAGTGTCTCCAATGTTTATTGCAATTCCTCTAGTTCCGGCAGAAACAGAAGCTTCACCAATAGCAATTGCGTTAGTACCAGTTGCAGAAGGCTGTGAAGTTGGACTGCTTTCATTAGCAGCATAAAGGTCAGCACCACCACCACCACCAATAGCAGTACCATCTAGCAATAAACTTGTTCCATCAGAGCTTAGTGTTACGCTGCTACCGGAGCCAGTGTTATCTAAATTAATTTCACCCATATCTATTACTCCTAAGCATATGTCACCTCACTAGTTGAAATATTAGCAACCCAACGAATGTTGTGAGCAGCTTCACCTGTACAGGTAATTGCTAAAGCATTGTTTGTATTATCAGCGGTCAAAGCTACAGTCCAACCGTTGCCATCTGCAAAAGTCTGTATGTTGCTACTTACTAGTGTAGTTGTCCCGCCATCGTTTTTAAGTAGACCTTTAATTTCCCAGCCACCTTGGTCTTGTGCGCCGTTTTGCATAGCTACAAGTGTTCCGCTGAACATAATGCAAGTGTCAGTAAACGCTACAAGTTGGTTAGTAGAACCTGCCGCACTTGTATTTGTACGCAAAACAGTAGGTGTAGCATCTGTTGTAGCGGCTCCTAAAATCATCATACCGCCTTGTGAACCACCTACACCAAAACCACCAGCAAAAGTTCCTGAAAAACCAAAATATCCACCATAAGAATACTTGCCAATTTCTTTAGCTGAAGCACGATTTCCAAAGGCATATGATTCCTGACCAGTAGCATAGTTAGTGCTACCTCCTAATGCTGTTGCTCTTGTACCAGAGGCAGTATTGTTTTCGCCTCCAATTGAGGTTGCTTGAATGCCACTTGCTGTAGTTGTATTTCCAGAAATTGCTAAAGATTGTGTGTTAGTAGACTTGGCTAGACTTCCTATAGCAACGCTACTAGCACCAGTCGCACCGTAGGTTGATGTGTTGTTGGCTATGTTTGCAGCAAAAGCACCGCCACCTTGTGCGTAAGAATTACCTATAGCAGTTGCATAATTTCCAGCAACAGTATAAGCATCATAGCCTATTGCTAAGGCATAACTATTATTTAAACAAGTTGCATCGTAACCAATAGACACACTTTGTTGTCCGGTAGCGTATGCTTCATTTCCAATTGCCACGCTATTAGATGCACTAGCCCCTGCTCTTGCTAATCTACCTATAGCTACACTATAACTACCTTCAGCAAGAGCCTGATCCCCCATAGCAATTGTATTAGAACCAGTTGCGCCTTTAATTGAATTTTGAGTATTAACTGCAAAGCTGTTATTTCCTGATGCTACTGATTCTTCACCAATCGCAATTGCGTTAGTACCTGTTGCACTTGGTTGAGCCGATGGTGTGCTTTCATTAGCAGCATAAAGGTCTGCACCACCACCGCCGCCGCCAATCGCAGAGCCATCTAGCAGTAGGTCGGTACCGTCAGAGCTTAGCGTTACTCCAGAACCGGAACCTGTGTGATCTAATTCAATTTTTCCCATTACGCGTATGTCACCTCCGATGTATGAACGGTGGCAACCCACCTAATATTTGTAGACGCTGCACCAGTAACTTCAATTTTTAAGCCACCATTAGTTGTGTCGGCAGTTAAAGCAATAGCCCAAGCAGATGCGCCTGCGGTTGCATAGAGTTTATTTTGAATACCATTGCCTAATACAGTTGATGCAGCATTAGCATCACGTAGCAATGCTCCTTTAATTTCCCAACTTGCGTAGTCGCTGCCATCAGTTGCATCTTCACGAGCAATAATTGTGCCTAAAAAACTGTAGGCTGAATTGTTGGGTAGAATAAGCTGGTTATTAGTAGACGCTGTACTGTTGTTTGTTGTTAAGGCTTCCGCTGTAGCATCTGTAGTGTCGCTACGAAGAATAAACAAACCGTGTTGACTATCTCCCGTTGCGGCAAAGTAGCCATTACCGTAGCCATGACGACCTATTACAGTCGATGCTTGAGCCTGATAACCAAGAGCAGTTGTGTTATTTGCGTTTGCACTTGAATTTGGACCTAACACGATACTATACTGGGGGCTTGAGAAAGTCTTTGCTTGATAACCAAAAGCACTAGACCTAAGTCCTGAAGCTATCGCATTACTCCCGACAGCTTGAGTTTCTTGTGCTGTAGCTTGACTATTATAACCAATACTAGTAGCTCCAGTGTTTGTTGCCTTCGCATGACGCCCTATAGCAACACTATTATTACCACTTGTACCATAGCTTGAAGTGTTGTTTGCTATAGCCGCCGCAAAACTATTTGAACCAGAGGCTCTTGAATTTGTTGTGGCGTGAGAATACCCGCCAGTAGAAACAGAACTGTGACCATCAGCAAAAGATTGTGTGCCAGAAGATAAACTATTTCCACCAATTGCGATTGTGTTGCTATTGTTAGATTCGCCATTTCCGATTGATATTGCGTTAAAACCACTTGCTAAAGAACTGAAGCCAAACGCAATTGCATTAGCTCCTGATGATACCGCACTGTCACCAATTGCAACCGCATCATCGCCTGTCGCTGAAGGTTGTGCTGTTACACTAACTTCATTTGCAGCATAAAGGTCTGCACCACCGCTGGACGGAAGATTGGTCAATCCACTTCCATCACCAGTCACGGCTGTTGCTGCTAAAGTGCCTGTGACTGTTACGCCTGTCGATGTTGTTTCAAACTTTTTAATATTATTATGATATAAATCAACAGACCCATCCGCACTAAAAGAAGCATACTCTTCGCCTCCACCTTGTGTAGCAAAAGTTATATCACTACCAATAATTCTAGTTGAACCTCCGCTATACAACCTAAGCTCTGCGCCATTAGAGTATATGGAAGAATGGTTTGAATTGCCTAAATACAAACGATCATTAGATGCTAATTTGATATCAAAACTATTAGACTCAAGATCACCACCAAGTTGCGGCGAAGTATCATCAACTACGTTACTAATCCCGCCACTAGCTGGAACAACCCAATCATAATCAGTGCCTGTCCACGACAAAACCTCACTTGATGATGCGGTTGATGTATTAAGATGAGCGTCTACCAGAGGCTCTACGTTAGCTGCATCTGTGACATCTGCTGACGCTTCGATGCTATTTAACTTTGTATGATCCGCATCTGTGAATACATTACTATCTGTAGCACTTTCAACCAACGCACGGATTTCAGATGCTGTTTGATCAGTAGTAGCACCGGCTTCTATTCCGTTTAATTTACTGTGGTCTGCATCTGTGAATACATTACTATCTGTTGCACTTTCTACTAAAGCTCTGATTTCTGCGGCTGTCTGATCTGTGGTAGCTCCGGCTTCGATACCATCTAACTTAGCACCGTCAACAGATACATCACGACCATCGAAAGTTGAGTTAGTAGTAATGGCCCCTGTCATAGCCCCACCACTACGAGGCAAAGCTGCATCAGCAGTTGTCCCTTGTGCGGCGGTAGCATAATTAGAGCTATCAAAAGCTTTTACTTGTGCAAGATTAGTAACCTCACTGTCCATCAAAGCACCAGCAGCGGTAACATTAGTTGTATCTGTTACATCTGCATTAGTTTCTATAGTATCAAGCTTAGTGCCATCAACAGATACATCACGACCATCAACAGTTTGCGCTCCTGTAAAAGTAAGATTGCCTGTTAATGAAGTTGCACCTAATGTTTTATTAGTAAGTGTTTGAGTACCTGTTAGCGTAGCTACTGTGCTGTCAATATTTAATGTGACTGCACCACTAGTTCCACCGCCAGAAAGACCTGTACCTGCAGTAACTGCAGTTATATCGCCTACTGGAACGGTTGCTATTTGTGTATCTACATATGATTTGATTGCTTGCTGTGTTGATAAAGCCGTAGCACTATTAGATGCCATATTATCTTCATCAAGAATACTATTTACAAGAGTAGTACTAGCTAAGTTAATACTAGGCGCAGTGATAGCGCCAGTAAAGTCAGCACCTGATAAAGAAGCAAACCCTTGACCTGACACATAAGCAGCTACCCAAGCTGATCCCGTATATACTTTCATTACATTATCAGTTGTATTAAAGTATAACATTCCTGCTTGTAATGGATCACCATCGTTATCTACTGTAGGATCAGAAGATTTTTCACCAAGATACTTATCATCAAAATTATCAAAAGCTGCTAATGCTTGATCTCTTGCTGCCTCAGAAGCTGTTTTAGCAGTTTCAGAAGCAGTAGCCGAAGTAGCAGAAGCAGTAGCTGAAGTAGCCGCTGCCGTTGCGCTTGTGCTAGCATTAGTAGCTTGCGTACTTGCAGTTGAAGCGCTTGTAGCTGCATTGGTTTCGCTTGAGGCTGCGTTTGTTTCAGAGGTAGCTGCAGCGGATTCACTTGCAGCTGCATTAGTTTCGCTCGTAGAGGCTGCTGAAGCTGAATTACTAGCGTTTGTTGCACTAGTTGCAGCAGATGTAGCGCTATTTGAAGCATTAGTTGCCTGAGTGCTTGCTGTCGAAGCACTTGTAGCTGCATTGGTTTCAGACGTAGCTGCATTAGTTTCGCTTGTAGAAGCTGCTGAAGCTGAGTTTGACGCATTAGTCGCTGAAGTTGCGCTAGTTGTCGCGCTGTTTGCTGCTGCTGTAGCTGAGTTAGCTGCATTTGTTTCAGCAGTTTCAGCGTTAGTCTCAGCAGTTTCAGCATTAGTCTCAGCAGTTTCTGCAGCTGTTTGTGCTGTACTTGCTGAAGTAGCAGAATTTGCAGCATTAGTTGCGCTTGTTGATGCTTCGCTAGCTTTAGTAGATGCTGTAGAAGCACTTGTGGCTGCATTTGTTTCAGAAGAAGCCGCTGCTGTTTCACTAGCGGCTGCCGCTGTTTCGGATGCTGCAGCTGCTGCTGCATTTGCAGCTACTGAAGAGGCACTCCCAGCCGCTGCCGTTGCGCTCCCAGCTGCGTTTGTTTCAGAGGTAGCTGCATTACTTGCTGAAGTATTAGCTGCAGTTCGATCAAGCCCTGTTTGTACTCTATCTGCTGCCGTATTAACTGCATCTGCTGCCGTATTAACTGCATCTGCTGCTGCTTCACTAGCTTTAGTAGAAGCAGTTGTTGCACTAGTAGCTGCATTAGTAGCACTAGCAGCTGCGTTAGAAGCGCTTGCCCCTGCTGCTGTTGCTGCAGTTTGTGCTGCTTCAGCATTAGATGCAATAGCAGTATTAATGCTATTTAAAATAGTGTCTGAGCCAGTGTTAAGAAGACCTCCGCTAGAGGAATCATCAGTTGAACCTACGCTATTGGAGGTATCTGGATTTGCTGGTATAGTCATTATAGTAAACCCCCTGCGCTATAAGTCATTTGAATATTGCCGCCTGAAGCGCTACGTTGATTGTCTTCAGCATTTAATTCATCTATTTCAGCTATAAACATAGCTAAGTATTTTTGAGCTTGATCATCATCTTGAAGATAAGCAAATGCTTCTGCAAGAGACCCCATAAGAAGAACTCTTTCGTTTTCATCGCGTAACCAGTTAAAAGCTAATTTACCAACAAAGTAGCCATTAGTTTGTGTTCCACCAGCAGCGGTTGCTTCGGCTTGCGTTGCATAAGCTGTTGTTACTCCGTTTACTTCTGAAAAGAAAAGTTGAACAGCACCTGTTGCTCCCTGAGAAGAAGTATCAAGTAGTCCAGCAGACCAGTTTGCAGGAGTAACGGTATACAGTGCATTAAGTGCAGGTAGTCTACGATAATAATGTAGTTCTACTTTGTCTGCTCCATTCGAGCTATCAAAGCCAGGAGATAATAAAATACTATTTCCTTTTCTAGTCCAATAAGCAGAATAATTATATTTATTAGACGTCCAATCATTAAAAGTTCTTAAATCAGTTTTCTCATTAAAAACCCTAGTAGGTTGACCATTAGCATCAATCTCACGAATTTGAATAAACTCAATAAGATCTGACGGTATTGTTAACTCTGTTTTACTAGGCACTAAATTACTATTAGAAGTTGTAGCTGTTAACAAACTTGCAGAAGTATAAGTAATTGTGTTTTCAAGAGGTAATACGCGAAGTTTACGGTAAGCTTTATCTGCTGCATATCGTAAACAGTCTTTTATTCTCGCATCTGAAAGAACTGTAGAATCCTTATTAGACCAGTCTCGCACTAATGCAACAAGTTCTGTGTATGTTAATGCCATTCTTGGCCTCCTAATTAAGTATTAATTACCAAATCGGAGTATTCTGTAACTAAGATAGTCTTAAGCTTTTTAAGGTTATTAGGATCTTTCATAAAGGCAGGATCATGTAGATCTAGCTTATGGTCTTCAAGAATCTTAATAGCTACAATGTCAGGAATAGTTGCCATTTTACGGTATCCATTATTACTTTTACCATAATACGCTTCCTTATCTCGCTGAAGTTTTGCTGCTTCCTTATACTTTGAAATATCTTGTACGGCTTGCCAATCTCCACTTTGAAGATCAAAACCAGCCTGAATACCTTCTTTGGCTCCTACAGTTTGACTATAGAATTTAAAGTCTGTTTCTTTACTCATGTCCTCTCCTACTTAATTAAGCGGCGGGTTCTGTATAAGCTACAAAACGACCTGATTTACCAATATAACCTAGCCTTGAACCTGCAGGCGCTGCAGTACCTGTACCCGAAGTACTTACATTTGGGTTATGGATATCAAAGTGTGTAAGACGATAACCGCCACTTGCGACTTGTTCTGTACGCCACACACATGTTTCAGCGGGGTAAGTATTCCCGTTAGCAGTTTGAATAACTAGCATTTTACTGTACTCCTATTTGTTTATTAACGTCTGTTTTTGCGGTTAGCCTTCATCTTAGCTTTCATTTCTTCAAACTTAGACATGTTCATGCTACTACCAGTATTTTTGTTTTTCTTAGTAGGTGCAGTACGACTACCACCTTGTTTGCCTTGAGATTGCATACTTTGCGTAGCCATTTGTTGAGCCGTTTTATCTTTATTTTTAACGTCCATCATAGCCATTTGAGTACGTGTCATTCCAGCATAAGGGTTTTTGTTAGCTGAACCAGCTTGCATAGCCTTAGGTGGAATAGTAATAGTTTGACCTACACGAATTTGATTAGCGTTTTTAATCTGTGGATTTGCTGCAAGTAGAGATTTAAGCGTCATACCTTTACTTTTAGCAATTTGGGATAATGTATCACCTGATTTAATTTTCATATCTATCGCCCCTTAAAAACAGTACCACCAGATGATTTATACTGAGGATCCATCTTTAAACCAGTAGTTCGCTCAGTATTCATTGGATGATTAGGTCTAGCATTTTTAGGTGGTTTAGATTTAGGTAAAGGCATACCCTTCATACACTTGCCTGCAGCTTTACATTTAGCTGGTGATGGGCAATCTGCGCATATCTTCATATTATACTCCTATAGTAAAAAGAGGGGAAGCCCGAAAGCCTCCCCTCAATAAAACCTACTCTAGGCCGTAGATAGCACCACAACCCAATGGGTTACGGACTTCCAAGGTTGATTCTTCAACCATCATGCCTTTAGTTGAGTCGCCTTGCTGTCCTACGTCAACTTCTGCAAGAGGACGCAGAGTTGCAATAGCAAACCACATTGGATCATAGATCAATGCAGAGA